GTTACTTCCACCCGCTCATGAGCGCGGGGGTTTGCGATTAGCTAGCGTCGTTGGCGAAGTACGCGCAACCGTCACCATTGAGAACGCCGTGACCCATCGCATACTTTGCGACGAGCAGGGTGCCCTGCCGACGAATGTCGTACCCAGACTCGGTCGCGATGTCCATGAGCTTCACGGTACCAACCGCGTCCTTCGTGAACATGATCGCCCGAACGTCCGTGTCACCAGACGCGCCGTGCCCAACCTGGACCGCGGCACCAGCCGCGACACCGGTGGTCAGCCCCGTGGTGTCCACTTCGGCAACCCCGGTCAACTGAGGAGCCTTGATGATATTCACTCCGCCGACACGGAACACCGTGCCGTCCGAGTACGCACCCGCCCCACCCCAATCCTGGTTGATCGCGGCGGTGTTCTGCACGAGGGCGTTGTAGTCCACCGGCTTGAGAGCAAGATAGCGCTCCCCGTCGACGAACTGGTTGTCCCAGACCGCAGCCTGGGTGAAGATCGCGGTGGCGAGCGCCGCGGCCTTGTTGGCAACGGAGAACCCATCGTAGGACGCGCCGAGGTACTGGACCTTGGCCGCCGCATCGAGGTGATGGGCCGCAACACCGGCCGCCTTCGCACCCCGAATGACTTCCATCATGACGGACTCATCGAAGTTGCGGGCCAACTGCCGACCCATCTCCGTCGAGTACACCGAACGCACGTCGAAGTGGCTGATCGCCTCGTCCAGCGTGTCGAGGAAGACACTGGAGGTGAGCAGCGCATCGATCGTGATGATGATCTCTTCCGTCACCGTCGTCTGGCCAACCAACTCCGTGCCAGGAACGTGGTACGCGGAGGTCACCCGCCCGAGGACCGGGAAGGAGACGGACTTGCCAGAGGCGATGGTGCGAATCTGATGCTTGTCGAGCATGAGGGACTTCTTCTCGAAGGCGGTCATTACCTCGCCCCCGAAGACTTTCAGGAACACGGCGGTACGCTGGGCCATCGAGGGAGAAGCGCCACCCGTGCCCGAGAGTTCACCGAACAACGCAACTGTTGCAGCTGAAGCCATTGCTTTGGTACTCCTTTAGTTTTGTGTGAAGCGGTTAAGCGACAACCACCTACGCAAAAGAAAGGTGTCCGCCATGGCTTCCCCTCAGGGTTGCTCAGGTGGGCTTACTTTGCTTTGGGATTGTTAGAACGCTGTGGTGCGGATTAACTTCGCCTCGACCTTCGCTCTGAAGGCGGGGTCTTTCGCGTACCGTGGGTCGCTCATGTCGGCCGTCATCTGAGCCCTGGACTCGTAGCCAGAGGTCGGCGGTACGACTGCATCGCCACGGAGGAGGCCGGTCGGGGGTTGCCCGTTGGCCTTAAGGTACTTGTTTACCAGATTCTCTACGGCAAGTTTCTGCACGATGGGACTACCGGCGACTGCCTCGTTGAACTCCAACTTGGAAGCTTCATCGAGGTTAGCACCGGCCCACTCGATCACCTCTGCGTACTGCTCGGGGCCACCAGCGATGGCATGAACCTTGCCGATGGTCCGTTCGTGGAGGGCCTTCTGTCCTTCTACGTACACATCAACGACATCCTTGGTGATCCCTACCGCTTCGAGAGCGGCGAGGTTCTCCGCAGATAACTCCCCCTTCTCCTGGTACTCCTGAGAAAGGGCCTCCATATCGAGGCCCGCCTTGGCGACTGCCTTTGTGGCGTCCGCTGTTGCCTCGATCTTGAGGGGGTCCTTAGTGGGTGCGGGGTCTGCTTTGGGGGCTCCGAGCTTCTTGGACAGCTCGAGGTACCCCTTCTCCAGGTCCTCGGGAGACTTGTACTTCCCCGCGAGTAACTTGGGGGTCTGCTCATCAGAAGGAAGAACGGGCTCGTTTGGCTGGGAGGTGTCCGTCGGTGCTCCTGGGATGGTCGGGTCTGACATTTGTGCTCCTTATGATTTTTGGTGCAGGTATCGCCAGGACAGGGAGATTAAGATCCTGTCGGGGCGGCTGCTCCGAGGTTCGCGGCGTTTCCACTTTCCATCATTCCTTTCACGGCATTAGCGGCTGCGCCTGATTTAATCACGTTGCCCATGGTCTCTTGATTGGCGGCTGCTTTCTGTGCTTCTGCTTGCTTCTGCATCACTTCCTCTTCGGACCGGACGAGCCCCTTCTGGTCCACACCGGTGGCCAGAGAGACACGAGCGATATATTCGGAGACGAAGATATAGGGCGCTACGACATCTGGACCCAGGACGTTGACTTCCTGCATCCAGGTGTTGAGTTTCACAAGTTCGTGGGATCTGCCGAGAGCCTCAAGCCCTGTGACAATCGTCAGCTTGACCTTCCCCTCAGGGAGCTTCGGAAGTTTCCCTTCCCTTGTCATCTGGAACTGTATTACAGTCACAATGGGAAGCTGTAACTCTTTGCCGAGGACGGAGTAGACTCCACCCAAGGCATCCTCCAACTCTCGGGCCATATACCGAATCTCTTCGGCGGTGACCCTCTCCCCGTCCCGTTGGACGGAGGTGTTGAGCATGAAGGCCGCGGCGAGCCGCTGCTCCAGGTTCTTGATGGTCTCAAGGGCTACACGGAAGTCATTGAACTTCTCCACTTGCAAGAAGGACACGTCCTCCGCATTCCCCTCGATCATGTCGAGGTTCGATGCTGACGCTATCTTGCTGATCCTGGTCGTCCCGTTGGGGTTGACCATGACGAGCAACTTGGCGGCTGCTGCCGA